TCCTTAGCCGCTGGCACCGACGAGGGCGCTCAGGGCGTCGAGTGAGTTGGGGTTGGCGCGGAGCCGGTCGGCGGCGCGCTTCTGCGCGATGACGCGCTGGTTGGTGTTGGCGGGCGCACCCGGGCGAATCGGGGCGGCCTGCGGCTTCGCCGGGGCTTTCTGGCCCTGCGTCGCCTTCAACTTGTCGAACAACATGGCTTTGCGGGCGACGAGCACCGCACGGTGGTCGACAAGTTCGTTCAGTTCTTCGGTCTGGTAGCCGAGACCGCGCAGGTAGCTCTCGATCTCGCGGGCTTCCGACTGCGCGCGCTTGGGGTCGCGCCATTCGGGAAGCTTGTCGGCGAGGATGCGCTGCTGTTCCTGTGCGTATGCCGCCATCTGCTGGGCCTGCTCCTGCACCGCCTGCTGCTGCAGGGCGAGGCGCTGCTGGATGGCCGTGCGGATGCGCGCCTGCTTCGACTCGATGTGCTCCTTGGCCCGGAGATAGGCTTTCGGATCGGTGTCGAGCAGGGAGTTCAGGCGGGCTTGGTCGATCCCGAGCAGCTCCTGGTGGAGTTCACCGATCAGCACGTCCAGCACGTCCAGCGCGTTGGCGCGTTCTTCGCGCTCGGCTGCGACCTGCTGGCGGATGGCCTCGACCTCGCGGCGCTGGGCGGCGACTTCTTCGGTCTTGCGGGTGTAGTCGCGCTGGCGCATGTAGCCAGAAACGACCTCCTCCTCGTCAAGCTCCTCGTCGCCCACCTTGAGCTTCCGCTTTGCGGTTGGCTGGTCCCCGTTTTCGTCGTCCTCGCCTTCGACTTCGGGCTCGTCGCCCTCGGTCTCGTCGATGTCCTCGCCTTCCTCGCCTTCCTCGTCGCCTTCGAACCCGTTGGCGGCGATGTCGTCGAGACTGAGGGCGTCCGCGCCGTGGCCGGCGTTCTCGGACGGGTCGGATGCGAGCTGGTCAGTGCCTTGGCTCATGTTGAAGCTCCAGAAACGCGAAAGCCCCGCACTGGCGGGGCTCTCTTGGTGTCCGATGGTGGGGGTGTTACAGCGTCAGCCGGCGTCCATCGGTGAGCCGGACGGCGAACTCGGGGCCACGCACCACGGGGGCGCTGTAGCGGTGGGTCACGAACAGGTCGGGCGCGTCGTCGCCGGGGTACTCCACCAGCGTCACCACGTCCTCGAAGGCGTTCAGTCGGTCAAGCGCCGACGCCCAGCGAGGCGCTGCGCCAGCGTCCGCTCGGCCAGCTTCCCGGTCTGCACCAGCGACTCGAAGTGCAGCCGCAGACGGCTGTTCAGGCCCAGCATGAGGTGCAGCTTCGACAGCCCTTCGGCGTCCCTGACGGGGCATTTCTTGATCTCCTCGATCACTTCGCGCTCGATGGCCTCGAACGCCTCCACGAATAGCGGGCTCTCGAGGATGGCCTTCGCCTCCTCGCCCCGCCGCAGCTTGTCCTCAAGGGTCACTCACAGCCTCCAGAGGCGGGCCAGCGCCAGGATCAGCGCCTCCTCGTCCTCGCGTTCCTGCAACAGACGCCGCCGGCTCTCGGCCTCGGCACGTTCCGCCGCCTGCACCCGCTCGACCCGCTCGATGCGGGCGAACACGTCGGCGTATCTAGCGGTCTCCAGCGCCGGCAGGTTGACCGGCTGGCCGCGAACGACCAATTCGACCGGCTCGCCGGCCTTGGCTGCCTCACGGACGGCGGTCGTCGCCGCCTGTGCCGTCTTGTAGCGCTTGCGCTTCTTGGCCGTCCGCACCTCGAACGGCGCGTCGCGCACCGTCCAGATGTCGCGCAGGTTCGACCCGCGCCCTGCCGGCGTCGGGCCCGTGGGCTGTGTCGGCCCTGACGGGCCGGTGCCCGCCAGCAGCCTCGGGACGGCCAAGAACATCGCTTAGGCCCAAACGATGGCGCCGCCGATGTCGTCGGAGGCGAAGGTCTCGCCGCCCGTTCCCGGTGCGGTGGTGAAGTTGTCGGCCATGCGTTAGGCGTCCTGCGCCGGTGCGAGGCCGGCCACGCGGCCTTCCTCGTCGCGGATGATTTGGAGACGGGGCGGCGGTGGCGGGGTCGCGCTGCGCTCGGCAATCGCCCGCACCTGCTCGGCCAGCGCCTGCACCGCCTCGATCACGGGCGCGATGCGCTGATCCGCAGCAGCCCCGGCGATCTCGCCCCCGAGACTGATCGGGAGGCCCAGCTTGGCGGCCTCGATGCGCTCGCGGCTCTGGATTTCGGCCAGCTTGATCGCCTTGTCCGCCTCGATCTTCTCGCGCTCGACCTGGAGCTTGACCACGTTGTCCTGCGCCGCACGGTCGGCAGCGGCCTGCGCCTTGATCTGCTCGGCCTGTACCAGCGCCTGCGACTGCACCACGGCATCGGGCGACGGCTCGGGCGGCGTCTGCGGCTCGTCCTGCTGCTCGCCTTCCGGCGGCGGCTCGGTGAAGAACTGGCCGGCGTCGCGGAAGCCCTGAGCCTCCACGAACCGCGCCAGCGCGTTGAAGGCGTTGGTCGGGGTCACGAGACCGGGAACCAGCGCGCCCGCCTTCTCCTGCAGCGCCATGATCGCCTGCAGGCCCGAAAGCTGGACGCCACGCGACATCGAGCCCATGCCGACGCTGATCGTCAGCCGGTAACGGGTGTGCCACTCGCGCGGGTTCACGGCCAGCCACCGGCCATTGACCCGGAGCTGCATTTCGCGGTCTTGGTACTGGCAGAGCGCCTTCAAGACCAGCCGATACAGGCGCTTCACGCCCGTCTCGGCCAGCACGCGGGCCATCAGCTCCACGCGCTGCATGGCCGACGCCATCATGTCCTGCGCGCCTTCGCTGCCGATCTTGGTGTCGCGCAGCGCGCCAGCGCCGAGACCCTGATTGAACTCGCCCACGCCGGTGCGGGCATCCCGCACCTTGTTGACGTAGTCGATCAGGCTCAGGCCCTCGCCGGCGATGCTCGGCACGGCAAGGTCACGCACGCCATTGATGTCGTTGGCGTCCACCACGCTGCCGGGGACCGGGTTCAGCAGGGCGTCGAGGTCAACGCCGGCACCACGCGCGACCAGGCGCACGGGGTTGTTGACGAGGTAGGCGTTGTCCAACACCTGCCGGGTCAGGGCGGTCTTGATCCGAACGACGTCCTCGAGCAGGTCGTACAGGCTCAGACCGATCACCCGGTAGGGCATCAGGATCGGCGAGAACACCGCGAAAGGATGGTCGTCCGTGACCTCGTTCTCGAGGATCGTGTTCCCAGCCTTGAGGACGCGCCGGTACTCCGAAACGCCATCGCCGTCGTAGTCCACCAGCACCCACGCCTCGACGACGCCGATCCGGCGCTGGCTGCGGTCGCCGGCATCCACGGTCGTCGGATCCCAGCCCTCGCCGTTGTAGCGCTCGGCGCGACCGCTCGTCGGGTCGATCTCAGCATCCGGCAGCGTGTCGACCAACTCGGGGTCGATGCCCCGGCTGATCAGGTCGCTGGCCGTGACGTTCGTCGGCTGGTGGGCGATGAAGCGCGGGCGGTCCACCGTCCTGGCGTCGCGGGCGATGCGGAACTCCTCCGGCGGCACGCCCTCGATGCGGTACTCCTTGCGCGGCTCCTTGCGCTTGACCCGCACGTCGAACAGCAGCGCCGGCCCGCCCGTTGCCGGGTCGACGGCCTGCACATAGCTCTGCTCGACCGACACGATGGTCACGGCCGGGTCTGCGCCCATCGCTTCGACCTGGAGCGCGTCGAGGCCGGCGTAGGCCTCCTCCCGCTCGTCGAAGGCTTCCTCGCACCACACCTTCACCACGCCGACGCGCTGGATCAGCGCCGTCTTGATGGCGTCATGGAGGGTGATGAAGCCGGGGTTCTGCTCGAAGATGACGTGCGCGCAGGCCGTGGTGGCGTCCTTGCACGCCTGCTCCTCGCTGGGCGAGTCGGGCTCGAAGCGGGCGATCTCGTCCGACCCGGCAAAGAGCCGCATCATCGAGGGCATCGTCCACTCGACCGCATCGAGCAGATCCTTCGAGACGACGCGGGAGCGGTTGTCGATGTCGGGCGGTGCCAGTTCGCCGGTCGCATCGCCCCGGTAGAACTCCAGTGCGCGGGCGCGGTCCTCCATGAACTGATCGTCGTAGCCGAGCGAGTCGTTCAGCTCACCGTCGATCAGGGCGGCCAGCTCGCCGTCGCTCAGGCCGCGCGGGGCCGGCTGCGCGTCGATGTCGTCGTCGAGGAAGGGGTCCATTGATCTCTCAGGCAACGCCGAGGCGCGGCGCGCTGCGGCGCGTTCCGCTGGTCGGCATGTGGGAATTGCTCAGGTAGTCGACGGCCATCAGGCCGAAGGCGTCCGAGCCGTGGCTGCTCCAGTCGTGACTGGGGCCAAGGCCGACGCCGCGCGCTTCATCGCGCTTCTCGTGGTAGAACCCCAGCGCCTCGCGGCCGGGCTCGGTGGTCGCCTCGTGGAACCAACACGCCGGGAACACGCGGCGGACGGCCTCGATGCGCTTGGACGCTGCGCCCGCGCCCATGTTCGGGATCACGCGGACGCTGAAGCCTGCGGCCTGCAGCGCGCTCTGGTAGCTGACGCTAAAGACCTTCTCGGCGTTCGCGCCGTCGTGCGGCAGGATGCACTCGGCGCGGCCATAGCCCTTGTCGCGCAGCCAATTACAGTGCGCCTCCAGCGGCTGGCCGACCGCCTCGTAGTAGTCCAGCACGCGGACCTGCGACCCGACGAACTGGACGATCCAGATCGCCGTCGCGTCCGCCTTCGCGCCCGTGCCGCCGATGTCCCAGTAGGCGCGGTGCGTCAGCAGCGGGTCGGGCGAGACGACGCCGATCCGCCCCTGCTCGCGCGCCTGCTGCAGCTGTCGGGCGTAGTACGCGCCCACGAGGATGCGGGCGTAGTCGCCCTCCCAGACGTGCGCATAGTTGTCCGGGTCGATCCGCAGCGCGTCCAGCCGCTCCTGTTGCAGCTCAGCCGGCAGCCACGGGTTGTCCGACCAGTTCGCCCGAACCACGATGGCGTCCGTCGGCCGCTCAGGCCCACGCAGCAGCACGTCGATGGGGTCGGTCTTGCGGCGCGGGTTCCAGCTCGCCCAGATTTGCGAGCCCGGCGCGCGGATGGTCGGACGCAGCAGGCTCAGGCTGTGGGCGCTCAGGCTCTGCGCCTCCTCGATCCACGCCCGTTTGAAGCCTTCCAGGGACTTCACCGACTCCGCGGTGTGGTCTTGCATGCCCTGGAAGATCACCACGCCGTCGCCGGGCGTCTGGATCCGGTCCTTGAAGACCTTGAACCCGTCCCGCTCACCCAGCCCGTGCTCGGCCAGCTTCGCCTCGATCAGGCGCTTCGACGACTGCTCCAGCGACTTCTGCACCTCGCGGACGCAGACCGCCAGAAGGCCGACGCCGGTATCGCCCGGGGCGGCCAGTGCGTCCTCGACCATGAGGCCGCCGAAGAACTGCGACTTACCCGAACCTCGCCCGCCGTGTGCGCCCTTGTAGCGGGCTGGCGCCAACAGGGGCTCGAAGACCTCAGCCGTTGGAATCTGCAGGACGGACAATGCGCCGCTCCACGACCGAATGCTGCACCGGCCCGCCGCCGTCGCCGACGTGCTCAGTGCGCGCCAGCTTCGGGATGTGGTACTCGGCGGCCATCATCGTGAGCTGCAGGGCCTTGCCCGGATCAGTCGCCGCCACCCGATCCAGCCAATCACCCATCTTGGGGACGGCGTGCTTCATCAGCTCGCCGAATGCCTCGCGGACATCCTTGGTGGACTTGTTCAGCGCCCCCTTCGGGCGACCGTTCGGGTTGTTCGATGGGCGCTTCGGTTTCGGCTGTTCTTTACTCACGGGTGACGCTCCCAGCAGCTCCCGGTCGGGTTGGCCGCTTGGTCAGGTGGTGCGCTCCCCGAAGGGTTGGCGCTGGTAAGTGCCCGCAGGCGGACAGCGTCGGGGGCCCCGCGAAACCGGCTAGGGTTCGGGGCCGCTCCAGGTGGAAAGGGGTTGTGCGCTGTCTTGCCCAGCACGCCTCACGGCGATCTGTTGCGGGGCTGGAAACGGTTACTGCACGAATATATAGACAGTTGTGCAGCAATTGGTCAAAAGGGTCACTAGAGCCCTATCGTGCACCCGGGGGCTCTGCTCCAGCGGTTGCCTTTGTCGTCCGGCCCTATATCGGGGGCGAGTCGCGTGCCCCACCGTTGCTGCAGGCTTTCGCCTGCAACTGCCGTGGTCGCGGGGGTGCAGTCAAACGGACGTGTATCGCTGCCGTGCTGGCGGTCAGCTAGGGGCGGCTCCCACCCCGGCACCATGCGTTTCTCTTACTGCCCCCGCATGGATTTCGGGGCGTCCGGGCTATGTTCGTGTGCCGACAACCGGAGCGGCGGAAACAAAAAACCCCGCCGGCTGGCAGGGCTTTGAGCACAATCTTCCACAATGGTTCGAAAATTTACGCCCTTCTCTGAGAGCTGTCAACCACGCGTGTGTCAGCCTTTTCGACCCGTCGAAAGTGCGCGACCGACCCTCCAGACGGCTTGGTCAGCCAGGGTGGCAAGGATGCGCTCGGCCACGTCGACCAGAACCTCCCAGTCCTCCGGCTTGACCCCGTCCGGCCGAGGGCCTTCTGTGCCGAACACGAGGCGGGTGTAAGCCGTCCACGCGGCGACGGCGAGGAAGGGCCGACTCCGGCGCACGGCCCGGTAGTCGCGGGACTCGGCCAGCGCGACCGTCAGAGCCTCGCAGACGCGCCGCTGGTGCCGGTTGCTCTGCGTTGCCATGTCGAAGGCCACGTCCGGGCCAACGTCGAGCGGGTCGCTGGTGCGGGCCATGCCGAGGGCGATGGCCAGCTCGTGTTCCACGGGGATCGCCCTGCGGGCAGTCCCTGTGCCCTCAACGGGCTGCCGCCAGCCGGTCGCGCCGGCCAGCCTGCCAAGTCGCTCTAGCAGCGACGGGGCCTCACGGCTGTAGGGCGTGACGATGACGACTCGACGGCGCTTCCTCACGCGATTCCCCTTCGTTTGGCCTCAGCCGCACAACCGTCGGCGGCCGCCGGTGCTGCGCGAATGGAACGCTGCGTTCCAAAAATGGCGTCAATCATGGGTTGACAATTAGGCGCAATGCGCCTACTCTGACCCTGCCAGCCAATTCCGGCGCGGCATTGAGAGGAGTACGATCATGCGACCCATCGACAGCAGCTACGACCGCGCCACGGCCGAGCAGCGGAGCGCAGACCCCGGCCCCGGCATCTACGCACTGATCTCCGACCACAACGGCCCGTGCAGCCTCGTAGGCAGCTACGACTCGCTGGAGTCGGCCATCGAGGCCGCCCGCGAAATGGATACCGACGCGGCCCCGACCGACCTGGAGGACGAGATCGACTACGACGGCCGCCGCGACTGCGATTCCCGCGGCCTGATCGTTGCGGCCGAGCATGAGGGCTGGCGGATCGTCGCCAGTGCTCCGGCCGGTGAGTACTGGACCGTGATGGCGCTGGCATGATCCCCGACGCCTCCCGGCACGAC